GTCCAAATGGACCGCCGACCTCAAGGCCGACTCTGAAGTCGGTGGCGCGGCGCTGAAGGAGAACACGGGCCACGCGGTGAAGGCGCTCAAGCAGTACGCCGACCCGGAGACCCGCAAGTACCTGGACGAAACCCGGCTGGCGAACCATCCGGGCCTGTTCAAGATGCTGGTTCGCGTTGGCAAGACGCTCGGCGAAGACAAGCTCTTCGAGGGCGGTGCCGCCAAGGCAGAGACCAACCCTGCAAAAATCCTCTACCCTGACCTCAAGTAGTCAGAAAGGAGTCCCTCCATGGGCACCATCGGTAATCTGAATCCCACACTGGCTGATTTCGCCAAGCGCACTGATCCGGGCGGCAAGATCGACACCGTCGTCGAACTGCTCAACCAGACCAACGAAGTCCTTGACGACATGACCTTCGTCGAGGGCAACCTGCCCACGGGCCACAAGCTGACCATCCGCACGGGTCTGCCCAGCGCGACCTGGCGTCAGCTCAACTACGGCGTCATCCCCTCCAAGAGCCGCACCGCCCAGGTGACCGATACCTGCGGTATGCTGGAGGCCTACGCCGAAGTTGACAAGGCCCTGGCCGACCTGAACGGCAACACCGCTGAATTCCGCATGTCCGAGGACCGCGCCTTCCTCGAAGCCATGAACCAGAGCATGGCCTCCACGCTGTTCTACGGCAACACCGCCACCAACCCGGAGCGCTTCCTCGGCCTGGCCCCGCGCTACGCCGTGTCCAGCTCCACCAGCACCGACATCGGCTACAACATCGTCAAGGGCGGCGGCTCCAGCACCAACACCTCCATCTGGCTGGTGTGCTGGGACCCCAACGCCATCTTCGGCATCGTCCCCAAGGGCAGCAAGGCCGGCTTCCAGGTTCAGGACCTGGGCGAGCAGACCGTGTCCGACGGCAACAGCGGCTACTACCAGGCCTACCGCACCCACTACAAGTGGGACATCGGCATCTGCGTGAAGGATTGGCGCTACGCCGTGCGTATCGCCAACATCGACACCAGCGCCCTGAAGAAGGACGCCAGCTCCGGTGCCGACCTCATCAACCTGATGACCCAGGCCATCGAGCAGCTCCCCACCTCGACCATCGGTCGCCCGGTGTTCTACTGCAACCGCGTCATCAAGTCCTACCTGCGTCAGCAGATCGTGAGCAAGGTCGCCAGCTCCAGCCTGACCATGGATCAGGTGGCCGGTAAGCCCGTCCTGGCCTTCGACGGCATCCCCGTCAAGCGTTGCGACCAGATCGTCAACTCCGAAACCACCGTCAGCTAGGGCTGAAGGGAAGGAGATAAACACCATGTACATCGACAAGCAGAACACCATGTCCTCGGCCCAGGCCATCACCGCCTCGGCCGCTTCCACCAGCGTCATCGACCTGGGCCTCGGCGACATCGGCAAGTCGCAGGATCAGGCCCCCTGGCTGCTCGTCCGCACCGTCGCGGCGTTCAACACCCTGACCAGCCTGAACATCAAGTTGCAGACCTCCGTGGACGCGGCCTTCACCTCGCCCATCGACCTGCCCATCAACCTGGAAGTCGTGCTGGCCTCCCTCACCGCCAACACCGAGCAGATCAAGGCCCGCCTGCCCATCGGCTGCAAGCAGTACATCCGCATGTACTACACCGTGACGGGCTCCAACCCGACGCTGGGCACCATCGACGCCCTCCTGCTCGAAGACGTGCAGTCGAGCCACTAGGAGGCAAGCCATGAAGAAGTTCATCACTAAGAAGACCTGCTAGGAGGCAAGCCATGAAGAAGTTCATCGCTAAGAAGACCTGCTACTGGGGACCCCAGCCGGGTGCTGAAAGCCTGATTCCGAAGGGCACCGAGATCCTCGCGCACGGGAACGAGCCCCACCTCGACGAGTTCTTCGAGGCGGTGGACAAGGCCGAGGAGGTCGTCGTCCCGAAGAAGGGCAAGGCTTCCAAAGCCGCCCCCGTGGACGAGAACGATCTCTAGCTGATCCGGCGGGAGGGGTTCGCCTCTCCCGCCATCCCAACCAACGAACCACCTGGAGGACCATACAATGTGTGACGGAAACTGCACCCTCACCGGCAAGGTCGGCCCCGCCGCCGCGTCGGACGGAGCCCAGATGCCCCTGCGCCAGTGTCGCCTCGGCTGCCTGATGACCAACAACCTCAACGGCTTCTATACCGAGTCGGCCGTGCGTGGCTTGAAGTACATGGCTTCCAATGCCGCGGCTGGCGTTGACCATGGCGCTTCCTTGACCACGACCCCGCCCCTGTTCCTGTGGAACCCGCAGAGCAGCGGCAAGCTCCTGGCCGTGATGCGCGTCGGCATGTACTACGTGTCGGGCACCCTCGGCGCGGGCTTCGTGGCCGCCGCCTTCAACAAGGCCCAGCCTTCCGCTCCCACAACCGGAACCGAGTTGTCCGTGTACAGTGCGAACCTGTCCCTGCCCGCTGGCCTGGGTCGCGTGTTCACCGGATCGACCATCACTGCCGCGGGCACCCTGATGCGCGGTCTGTTCAACGTGGCCCCGGTGCTTGCCACCTCTGCCGTGTCTGACCCGCAGGTCGCCGAGTGCAACCTGGACGGCAGCATCATCCTCACCCCCGGCACCGGCCTTGCCATCCAGGGCATCTGCGGCGCCGCTGGCTCGACCCCCAAGGTGGTCTTCACCGTCGAGTGGGACGAACTGCCCGCTTCCTAGCCTTCCAACGGGTCGGGAGCTTCGGTTCCCGGCCCTAACTGAACGCAGGAGGAGCCATGTCAAAATATCTTTGCACCGCTTCATGCCAGGTGGCGCAGTCGTTCTACGAGAAGGGCGTGGTCTATGAGGCCCCGTCCAACCCGGACAGCAACTATTTCAGCCTCACCACGGAGGAGCGCATAACGTATCGCTTTGACGGTAGCCGCACCGACATGGATGGCACGTATTTCTATCCAGCGGAAGGCTGGGAGGATTTGCGTTTCCCGGTGCAGGCGATAAATCCTCCGGGGCTCCCCGGCGATCCGTCCATCGAGGCGGGTTCCGGCATGTTCATGTTCAGCGCAAGCGCGACCAACACGCTCATGGGAGCGGCGCAGATGCCGCACTCATGGAAGACAGGCTCCCTTATTGCCCCGCACGTTCACTGGACTCCGACCGATACCGGAGCGGGGAACGTCCTCTGGCGCTGGGAGTACAAGCTGGTGCCAATCGGGTCGGCGATCCCGTCCGGGTACACCCCCGTCGATGCAGTTGCTGCCGCAGGAGGTGTGGCAGATAAACACCTCATCACGAAGTTTGGCCTTGTGAGTACCGGCGGTAGCTTGTCCTTGATGATTCTTTGGAAGCTCTCGCGCATCGGCGGAGATGTAGCAGACACCTATGGCTCCGAAGCCCGCCTGCTTGAGTTTGACATTCACTACCAAATTGACTCGCTAGGTTCCGGCGAGGAGATGGAGAAGTAGAATATGGCGAGCGAAGTCACGATCTGTAACCTGGCGCTGTCCCATCTGGGCGACGACAGGATCAACTCCCTGGACGACGCGACCCGGCAGGGGCGGGCCTGCAAGCTGCACTACGCGATAGCAAGGGACGCGGTTCTGCGAGAGCACCCCTGGAACTTCGCCACGTCCCGCGAGTACCTTGCCCTGCTCTCCGGGGTGAACCCGGCGGGGTGGAGCTACGCCTACGCGTACCCCAGCGAGTGCATCTTCGCCCGCGAGATCTGGCAGGAGGTCGAGCAGCTTGCCCCCACGCCTTTCGAGGTCATCCGCGTCAGCGGTCAGCGGAGGATCGTTACCGACGAGGTCGACGCGGTGCTTGAGTACACGGCACAGATCGCCGACCCCACGCAGTTCGACCCGCTCTTCATCGACGCGCTTTCCTACAAGCTGGCGGCGGAGCTAGCCATGCCGCTGACCAGGAGCGTCCCGATCACCCAGGCCATGCTCACGCTCTACGCCAACCGCATGGCCCAGGCCACGACCATCGACAGCCGCGAGGGGCGCAAGGACCCGGAACACCCCAACGCTTTCATCACTGCGAGGTTGTAGATGGCGTTCAAGATCCAGCCCTCCTTCACTGCTGGCGAGCTGGCCCCCAGCATGTACGCTCGCGTGGACCTGACCAAGTTCCACGTCGGCGTCCGCAAGCTGCTGAACTTCATCTCCCTGGCCTATGGCGGCGTGGCGACCCGGCCCGGCACCATGTTCGTGGGAGAGGTGAAGACCTCGTCCAAGCGCCACCGCCTGGTGCGGTTTCAGTTCAGCACCACGCAGGCCTACATCCTGGTCTTTGGGGATACGACCATGCAGGTCATCAAGGACCGTGGCTTCGTGCTGAATGGCGGCAATCGTGTCGAGATCTCGACGCCTTACTACGAGGCCGACCTCCATTCCCTGGCGTTCACCCAGAGTGCGGACACGCTTTACATCACGCATCCCAGCTACGCCCCGTACAAGCTCACCCGCTCTAGCCATACGAGTTGGACGCTCTCGGCCATGAGCTTCGCCCCGCCGATCTCCGCGCCCACCGGGCTGACCGCTACGCCTTCCGGCTTGACCAGTGGGGCGTGGACATTGAACTACAAGGTGGCCGCCATTGACGCGGATGGAAAAGAGTCTGTGCCCTCCAGCGCGGCCAGCACCAACTACAACGGCACCTGGACCGCTGGCGGCAAGGTTGCTCTCGCTTGGTCTGCTGTTTCAGGGGCCACCGAGTACGCGGTCTACAAGGACTCAAACGGGTATTACGGGTGGATCGGAAACGCGACCGGCTTGTCCTTCTCCGACACCAACATCACCCCGGCCACCGATGACAGCCCGCAGGATGCCAAGGACCCGTTCAGCGGGACCAGCAACTACCCTGCCGTGGTCTCCATCCATTCCCAGCGCACGGTCTGGGGCGGCACCAACAACAAGCCCGCTACCTTCTGGGGCAGCCGTGTTGGCGACTACTCCAACATGAACACCAGCTCGCCGCTCAAGTCCGATGACTCCTACACCTTCACCCTAGCCGCCAACGAGGTCAACCGGGTCAATGGGATGTGCAGCCTGCGTGAGCTGATCCTCTTTACCACCGGGGCCGTGTGGAAGGTCAGCGGCAACCAGGACGAGGCCATCAGCCCCAAGTCCATCAACGTGAAGGCCCAGAGCTACTGGGGTTCCCATGGCCTGCCGCCCATCGTCACTGGCGAGTCGGCCCTGTTCGTGGAGACCGGGGGCCGCGTGATTCGCGACCTCGTCTACTCGCTTGAGGTGGATGGCTACAAGGGCAGCGACCTGACCGTCCTGTCCAACCACATGTTCAAGGGCCGCCGGGCCTACGAGTGGGCTCACGCCCGCAACCCCTACGGCATCGTCTGGGTCGTCTGCGATGATGGCGCCCTACGCGGCCTGACTTACCTGCGCGAGCATGACGTGGTCGGGATGCATCGCCATGAGACCGACGGCCTGTTCGAGAGCGTGGCGTCCATCCCAGGCGTTGAGCAGGACGACGTGTACTTCATCGTGAATCGCACCGTGGGCGGGCAGACCAAGCGCTACGTGGAAGTCATGCCGGAGCGCATCGAGGGCGGCTACGTGCAGAAGGCCTTCTGCGTGGACAGCGGCTTGGTCTACTCCGGGGCGGCCACTAGCACCCTGACCGGGCTGACCCACCTGATCGGCAAGACCGTGGCCGTCTACGCCAACGGCAGCGTCGAGCCCCAGTGCGTCGTGGACGGCAGCGGGCACATCACCCTGAACCGGACCTGCACCTACGCCGTGGTGGGCCTGCCCTTCACTTGCGACTTCGAAAGCCTGGACATCGATGCCGAGGACAACGAAGGCACCAGCGTCGGCAGACTGAAGAACCTTTCCGAGGTGATCGTGAAGGTTGAGGACACCCGTGGCTTCTGGATGGGCCGCGACTTCGACAACCTGGACGAGATTCGCATGCTGGACGAAGCCAACAGCGACAACCCCATCCCGCTCTTCACGGGCGAGAAGACCATGACCATCGACGGCGGCTACGCCACCAGCGTCCGCGTGTGCATCCGGCAGACCGATCCCATACCGTTGACGATCTCGGCCATCGTGCCGGAGGTGACTATCAGTGAGCAGCGCAGACCGCAGGGTGGTCCCCAGCGAGGTTGATATGGTGGCCCACGTCGCCCGCAATCTGCGCCAAGCTGACCTCGACGAGGCCTGGGCGTTCTACGGGCGCGACCCCAGGGAAATGGTGATGGAGAGCTTTCACAAGTCGCACATGTGCTGGACGGGTCTGCTCGCTGGCGAGCCGGTCATCAGCTTCGGCTGCGTGACCGAGGACCGCCTGGAAAGCCGAGGCGTACCGTGGCTTGTCGGCACTCCCAAGCTGGAGCAGGTGCCGTTCACCTTCGCCCGGTTGTCGCGCCCGTTCTTACGTCGGATGAAAGAACGCCACATATGCTTGACCAACCACGTCGATGTCCGCAATGGTCTCGCCATCAAGTGGCTGCGGTGGCTTGGCTTCACCATCGACCCCGCAGCCCCCGCCGGGCCTTTCGGATTGCCGTTTCATCATTTCTGGATGGAGGCTTGATGCTCACCTACCGCCGCGAGAAGATCGCCGACATCAAGGAAGAGATCCTGCCGCTGCTGGAGAAGCACTGGCGGGAGATCGCCCTCGATCAGGACACGGTAAAGCTGGAGCCAGATTGGGCCTCTTACGATATGCTGGACGCCTCCGGCGTTCTTTGCCTCGTCACCGCTCGCCACCAAGGTGAGCTGGTCGGCTACGTCGCCTACCTCATCGTCCCGAGCCTGCACTACAAGAGCCTGCGCGTGGCCGAAAACGACCTCTACTGGCTCGACCCCGCGTGGCGCAAGGGCATGGCCGGGGTCAACCTGTTCCGCGCCGCCGAGGTCGTCTTGGCTGACGAGGGCGTGAACAAGATCGTCAACAAGGTGAAGCTCCACAACGACGTGGGCAGCATCTTTGAACGCATGGGCTACAAGCCCATCGAGCGCGTCTACGT